TAACAATCTTACTCCTGACGGTCCCCCCGGTCGTGTATAATAAGCCACACCGGAAGCTTTTTGTAGTCCCGCCGATTCTACTTCCTATGACTGCCACTAAGGACAAAGTTAGGACGATATCGGCGGGTCTACCGCTCAGCTGATAAATACTATTATATGTGAACGGCTGTGACCGCGAACTCACGCCATGACCCAACATGGACCGCTCACATTTAACAGTATTAAAATTTGGGAAGCTCCTTTAACGTCCGGCTTCCCTCAAGGACGACCACTCAGCGTGTATTTAACGTCTCCGTGGTCCAAGACGATGAGGAATAAAAATCCCTCATAAAAGATTTCGGGACGGAGTCCCAAAAATAAGAAGTACTATGCCGTATATACCGGCATAATATTCTCATAAAAAATTTCGATACGGAGCGCCTCTATCGCTGAATGACAGATACACTCCATGTAAATTTTTTTATATATCTAAATAAATTTTTTCGGGCCCTAGCTCCTACATAACTTCTTTAACAGAGGTAGGAGCGGGGGACCCGAAGGGTAATTTTGATATTATGCTTTACGACATAACAATATAGAACTGTTAATATCAGAATTACCGCTTTTGATTGTAGTAAACAATACTTTGTCTACTACAATTTTGCCAGTAAATAATTTTCTATATTCACCAGCATCTTTGTTTCCTTTTACACTGTCAGATGTAACTTCATCTACATTACAAATCTTAACAGTTTTACCGGAAAACTTACCTTTGCGGCTTACAGCATAAATGCCATCGCCAGAAACTAGTTCACCTTTAAGATTAACAGCTTTTCTGTTTCTTGCTTCAGAACCTAGAAGAAATTCTAATTTATCTTTTACTTCAATTCCTTCTTGTTCTAACTTCTGGAACTTGTTAATGATTTTAGTAAAATCATAACTGCTTCCAGAACGAAGAAAGAACTTACCGTCCATTTCACCAGGACATTCTTCTGTATCCATGATGTGTTGCACTATGAATACAATACCATTTTTAATGAACAATTCATATTCGCCATTTACGGATTTATGTGTATAAAGTTTTTCATCTTCGGACACACCATCAATAAAATTGACTACATCGCCGCGAACATATTCTCCGTCGACGAAAGAGCCATAATTAAAGAACGCTCTCCAACCATTTTTACGACCACAAACTTCGTGAAATTTCACTAAAGTTTCTGGCGCTTCATGTTTAGATACTTCCTCAAACAATGCATCATATGGAAAAACTACTTCCACGTAGTTTAATCCATTATCTTTAGATGTTTTGTATGCAGTGGCAGAGTCTTCTGCATATAACATACGCAACATATTTTGTGCGTATGGAAGTACTGCAGAAAATGGAGATTCTGCCTTATAACTGTCGTCAAGAACACTGTCTGCATTTTTGCAGTCAGTTAATGTCATATTAATGACATCGATAACAGACTTAGAAGATTTTGCTTCTTCATCAAATGGGCTATCATAAGATAAGCCCAGCTCCGCGATATATTCTTTCAAATATTCGCAAGAATTAGCCATGACATTGTCCATTACATCGTCCATGGCATCACGGATAATGATTTTTTGATCTTGATTATTTTGATTGTTTTCTTTTTTCATTTTTGTACTCCTTTTCTTCGCTTTCTGTAGCGAACACGAACAATCCTTCATTTTTAATGAAGGAAACTAAGCTAGGATTCGATCTTCTCTTTTGAGAGATGCCATCCATGAAACTCATAAACGGGCTAAATAAATCTAAGGCAGTTTTGGCCATATCAATGGTCATACCGCCAACTGCTGCGCCAATATGAACACAATCTAAAAGATAGTTTAAAATACTATCGTTGCTTCTATTAGAATCAACGAAAGTTTTAAACATTTGTTTAAAGAAGGCATTACTTAAAATACCTTCAGCAACATCTTCGTCATCAGTAAATAAACGAACATACTCTTTATTGGTATGCTCTTTTTGAATTTCTTCAAGATTTTTGCGAACTCTGTTCATAGCAGGATAAGCTTCTTCCTTGCCTTCCAAAATAGAACTAATGAACGCTACAATTCTTGATTGTAAGCTCATTTGTTCATCTACTGTTGTAGTAGTGAGCTTTAACAACATATGGAACGTTTTATTAAGCATATCATGACGTCCCTTAAAGCTTATGAGTTCGCCTTCGCCCATCTCAGCTGGAATAGCAACTGAGAAGTTTTTTCTGTTCTCAAAGAAGATAAGATCTGAACCGACGAAGATACAGAATTTATCTGTATCAAAATCTGAACCGCCAGTACAGGATTTGAAATACTCAGATCCTGTTACCATGACGCAGTTCACGTCAAGCATTGTCAACTTTTCGATACAATGGAAGAACCGGCGCTCACAAATATGAGCAATTTGTTCTTCTGACAATTCTTTGCCGTTTTCAACAAGTTTTTGTTTCAACTCACTGATCATTTTTGCAATGATTTCATCTTTTCTTCCGATAAGATTTTTAATCATCATATTTACTGACAACAACTTACCTTTATAAAATTCTCCACATGTTGGAGATCTTAAAGCAGCAAAGTTAATAGTATTATCTTCATTTGCGTACTTTTCCATTTTATTGTAAAGGCTGTTGTGAATAATTGCTTGTTCTTCCTCAAGAACACCGCCATCGATGTACTCTCTGAAAGGATCTACTACGCCAACTAATAGGCGAGATTCTTTAGCAAGAGATCCTTTCAAATCTCTTGTCTTTTTGGTCACATTTTTAGCGGCGCTATTAATCTTTTGATACGCCACTTTTTTGTCAGTAAACAATCTATTGCCGTTTACGAATAATAGTTTATCCTGAATTGCACCATCAAAGCTACCTTCAAAGCTTTTATGAATAGTATTTAATACTGCGTTTTGAATCGCATTTTCAAACGCAGCTTTCACTTTGAGATTTTTTTTCATACTTTTTACCTCCTACAGTAAATTACGTTTTACCTCGTCAAGAGCAGCGTACTGGCTACCTTGAGCGCCAATACGAGCTCGTGTCGTATGGTTAAACTTCATAACAATGAGGACTTTTGCATCCTCATTCAATCTAATACGTGGAGAAATTTTCCACGCATTAAGATCTAAAATAGATATACACTTACCGTCTGGATTCCCTACGACCCATGCTGTATACTGTTTTTCAGCCGTATCGATTTCCATCGGCTCATCACAGTATTTAACATTTTCGACAAGTCGGATAAATTCTTTTTCCTCTGTAATTGTTTCTTCAGTTACAGGGTAGCTCCCATCTTTGGAGCAATTCATAAGTCTACCTTGATGAAAAGTATTTACTTCTTTAGATGGTAAGCCATATTCACGACAAAACCAGTCGTGATTGTGCCATACCATCCCATCAAAAGAGTCTTGTTTGTCGAAGGCTCTTTTAACTACGAAACAATACTTGTCAAGATCGATGTGTAAACGCTTACCATCTACTTGACTGTGCCCAGATCTCGTTGCTAGTTTTTGAGCCTTACCTGGTGTTAAATCAACACCTTCTTCATCGATGCCACCAACAATTTGGAAGCATCTTTCCAAGTAAATATCTGCATACGGCATAGAAGCCCAATTAGACTTCCCTTGCCGTGCAGAAGATGAAGAAGTATTAACAAACTTGCAACCAGTTTCTGGAGCAAACTCTTTATATGCTTGGATGCGACTAAGCGTTTCTTCAGCATAAACGCCTCCTTTGGACTGAATAATATCGCCAACGTCTATGGCAAACACGCCAGGTAACGTATCTACTAAAGATGTTTGTTCAGCATCCCACTCAACCTCAGCTTTCAAAGAAATCTTACCAGTTTTCACAGGCATTGTCTTTATATGTTCTTCTACGAACATGCCAACCACGGATATTCTAGACAACTCTATGTTAGCATAGATGTTGTCTTTCTTATCTGTATAAAATTTATATGTTGGAATAGGAACAGAAATTTTGCCTTCTATGGCATTAATATTGTGGAGCGGATCACTCTTAGCGATATCCATCTCCTGGAATGCCATAAAGGCATATTTCTTGAAGTCTTTCGACTTAAGCATACCTCTGCGACATTGACTAATTTTCGCATCGAATTCTTGAGCCTTTTTGCTTTCAATAATTGCATTCAATACATTCAATAAGTTTTTCATTTTAATTTCCTCCTCTATGAAAAACAAACAAAAATAGTTTAATGTTATTTCGGACAGAAAACATTATACGGATTATTTTATTTGTTTTAAATCCGTATAGTGTTCAAAATAAACATCTGGAGCGTGGTTTTCACGCATCCAAACCTTAGCTGCTTCTATTGCATTAAAGCCTTTGAATTTGGCTTTTCTGCCTTTTGTCAAACTTTCGCATTGCTTCCATGTAAGCACAAACCCACAGAAGTTTGCAGTTATAACTGCATAAAAGTTAAATTTCTGCCCTTTAGGACGTTGAAATTCACCGTTCAATGTAGCCACAAATTTTTTAATTCTTGTGTGTTTGGACCAAAATAATTTTTCATCTTGTTCCATTGGGCCGGCTACGGCGATTGTTTCGCCATTTTTTAGGGACCGAACTTCATAGAAGTCAGGATTTAACTCATTTTCAACAGCAATGGTGTTGAATCCCTTACTGTTGTAATACTTTGATGCAGCTTCTATAAACTTGCAAGAAGTTCTTTCATCTGTCGCTACAACTTTTTCAAAAGATTTCATAGAAATAACATTAATAAATACTACGTTTGTCATAATGACCTCCTCGCCTTTCGGCATTTCTAAATTAAAAATAAAGGGCATAATATATCCCTTATATAAGAGCTATATACTATATATATTTATATAGCTCTTATATAAAGAATGAGTTAGTATTTATATAGCGTCCTAACTCACGATGCTCTCCTTAATAGTTCTCTACTACATCATATATACTATATATAATGTAAGAATTATTAAAGATATTGCCCATACTAAGAATAGTATGAACATAACCACTACCTTGTTCATAGTTATCACCTCCTTACTATTACCAAGGTAGTGTGCTATAGTTTATAGTCATACAGCTGGACTATGGTAGCAGCACTGATCTTACTTATAGATCGGTACTGCTACCTTTTCTCCTGGGAAGATAGTGTAACCTTGAGCACCTCCTTCCATCTTCTTACTTTCAGCTACTGCTGTTGCAGCAGCCTCCCTGATGTCATAGTCGACATCAGAGTTTTTATTGGCATCCTTGATGATGCCATTCAATGTTTCACCTCCTCTCACTATATGGAGTTGATAAGAGGCAGGTTGCACTGGTGTTAACCACCATGCAAACAAACCAACAACTACTACTACTGCCATTACTGTTACTATAACTTTTCTCATGATAATATCCTTTCCTCCCATTAATTAGATATAGACATTGTGAAGGAAGTGTTTTGTTTTACACAATGTCTTAATCAAACTGACCCCATCACAATGATGAAGGTCATGACCAATCGACCATCGTTCGTCCCAAATACCACCTAGAATCAAAGGCGGGGGGGCGAACTTTGGTCGATCGGCCATATATATATAAAACACTTACCCCCTTTAAAAATTTTTCAGATTTTGACTATAGGTATGCTTTTCTCATTTAAACACCTTTACTGAGAATATACTTATTTATAAATTCTTTTTCCTACTTATCCTTATTCAAAAAATATACCGACCACAATCTACATCCTTATAGCGAACATATATTCGGCCGATAAATCGGCAAAAAAAATAAGAGCCCGGTTAAAGGCTCTTACTTATAACTAAGAAAGTTCGTTATGAAATCTTTTTTGACGAATGTCTTAAATTCGTTGAACGTCGCTTCTTCGCGTTTTTTACCAATAAATTCTTTAGCTAAATACTTCGCTTGTTCTTTAAATAATAATGTCTGAATCTCGCCGCGTAGCGTATGAATCTCGTAATCGATATGTTCGTAATTACGAAGTGATAGAAATTTAATCACGGCGATAAAGATATATTTTTTACGTATGTCATCGTCGTGCAAGCCTGGTTGTTCATACAGATAATTACCGACGATATCGTACTTAATAATTTCTTTAATATTATTTTTTTTAAATCGAGTAAAAAACGTACTAAACGACGGATAATACATATCGACTAACGTGTCGATATAACTATTAATCGACAAGTTTGTCTTTGCGTCGGCTATCATTACCTGATGCTCCCATTAATAGTAATAATACTAATTCATCGATAAATAGTTTATAAGCTTCTTCTTGATTTTGTGGTTTCTTTTCGAGAATCATTTTTTCGATTAAATCAGTTTTGATCGACATATTTTCGATTTTTTTAATACTATTAACAATATCGTAAGACTCGAGAGTATAAGCAATAATATAGTCGTCGGGAACACTACTCTTTAAAAAAGATGGGTGCACTTTATTATTACTATAATCATATACTACGTCTTTTAATAGAAATTGACCATGCTTATATTTGTGCCACATATCTGTTAAGAAAGCTAAGATACTAATTTTAATTTTATGATTAGTAATGTTACCGACTAAATACGAATAAAAATTGTTGGCGTTAATTTGTTTCATAAAAAAATATCCTCCATATGAAAACAATAATACTTGTATATAGTATTAGTATATCATATAGAGGATATAATTACTACTAGAATACAGAGATTTTTAAGTCGTAAACATTTCCGTATGGAATTGAATCTGGTCCATAAAGTTTATTATCTTCTATCCACCAAAAATCAATTCTATCATTTAATTCTAAGCTATTTTTAGCCCAGCTCCCGTAAGAATTAGTCAATTGCTTTGTTAAAAATATATATGTAGGCTGTACGAAAGCATGATATGAAAGAGATTCTCCTCTTCTTGATTTTTGTGCTATGATAAATGAAATCATGATCTGAGTATAATTTTCTGGTAAATCGCAATATTTTCTAAACCATAAAACATTATTTTCTTCATGTTTATATCCTTGAGAACGGTATCTAAATACTCTATTCATTCTTTCAGACTGTACATTTCCATCACCATATAATATTTTTCCAGTACCAGAATTCATTTTAGATCTTAATTCATTGATCTTATTATTAATATCGTCAAGATCATTCTGAACTAAGAAGCGATGCCAATTACGGTTAGCATCGTACCAACCCGGGTTATGAATTGAACATAAGTTTACTTGATGTGTCGTATCGTACGTACCGATATCTAAATCGGACTCACCTCTATTATTTAAACTCGACTTAATACTATGGAACATATTCGTATTTAATAAGTCTAAGGATGGGATTTTTAAGCCTTCGTTAAACGTTACGAGGCCGGTAAATGTATCGCCCGCCTTATTAGCCTTAGCATCGATATTTAATAGTAAATCGGAAGATAATTTGTCTTTCGTAATCGCATGATCACGAATCTTACGAGTCGTAACGCTCGCATCGGGATGATCGATTTCTTCGAGCGTACGATGTTTACTTAGATCAGATTTAAGACTATTAACTAATTGTTTTAAACCGTCGCCTGTCGTATCCAGAGAAGATTTTAAATCATTCTTTAAATTGGCAAGCATCGAGTCGATCTGATCTTTTAAATAATATTTAGCAACAAGATCGCTCAACAAACCATCGACTTCGCCCTTCGTATAATGTTCTTTTAATAGATTCACCTTAGTCGGGAATAATTTATATAATAAGA